AAAATTTTTACCTTTAATAGTTGAGTTTGTATAATCAATTTTAGGTGAGTCTAACTCTCCTGTGATAATACTTTTTAAAGTAACAGAATCAAATGGAACAATATACATTAAATGCTTCCGTGACAAGAACCATGACAGTTACTGTGGCAATAAAATTCTTCAATAAGAACAGTACTTGTTCTGTGATTATTAATAGCTGTGGATAAAGAAGTTACAAAATCATCTAAATCAGAAGCATCAACATTATTTCCAGAAGAAGGAACATTTGTGCCAACAGTATTCATATCAGCAGCATAATCAGCTTTTAAATTAGTTATGTTAGTTTCATCACTGTTCAACTGTGCTCTAACATTACCTTGTATCTGATACCATTTCTTTAATTGAACACTTCTAATTCTGGATAGTAAATTAGCATATCCTCTGAAGTTAGCCACTATTGTAGAAGCAGTAACATTAGCGTCAGAAATATCAGAACTAAAAGAACCTGTTGCATAGCCACTAGCATTACCACCAGTAATATCTGTTTGAAATGGTTGGTTGCCACTGTGCCACACAATACCTGCATTATAGGTATTTCTAATAGCTTCCATTGAAGCAACAATATTTGCTTTTGTTATATTATCGCCAGCTGTTGTCATTCTTTAACCTTTGCATTAATGTTTTCGGTGCTGCACAGACATCTTCCTGCCATTTTAATTGGTGACAGTCACTATTACAGATATCAAATACATCACAGGTATAGCAACGAGGGTCTCTTTCTATCTCGCATGTAATGTTATTTATTCTTCCTCTGGCAGAGAGTAGACTTCTAATGGATTGAAATATATCTCCAAATCCATTACCCACTGCAGCATTTGGACACCCAGCCACAGTTCCATCGGCATTAATTGTAAAGATTTTCTGTTCGCAATCTCTACAACGAACTCCACCATGTATCCCTTTAGTTATAGAGGAATAAACACCTTCCAGTAGGACATCTTTATATTTAGGTTTTATTGTCTGATAGGTTTCGTGCATCCTAATAAACCAGTCGTCTTGATCTTTATTTTTAGGAAAAATATGAGTATTTTCAAGTGCCGAACCATCGTGAGTTAATCGTTCAAACTGCACCCAATTAACACCTAAAGTATTGAGCCAGAGAACTAACTCAGTGGTATCCATATCTAACAGTTGTTTGTTTAGACTAATATTGAGAGTGATATTATGTCCAGCATCTACTACAGTTTGAAGATTCTTTCGCCAGAGTTTTTCTTGTTTATCATTTTCAAATCGAATACCTTTATCCCATGAGGTGCAAAATCCATTCTTTAAAACAGTTTTAAAAAACTGCATATGGTCTTCAGTTAGATTAAAGCATAGATTAGTCGAGCACGACCAGTTAAGATTGGGGAATAGTTTAGAAACCTTATCCCAAACATAGTACATGTCATCTAGTGGAGCAAGAAATGGTTCTCCTCCGTGAAATGTAATATTCCCACCATTAAAAGATGGGCATTCTTCGTGGAGTCGTTCGAACCACTCTACTGTGCTTTGGGGATTAAAATATATCTTTTTACCGTTGACACCATTTGTAAAACAGTGTTGGCAATTAAGTTGACAAGTTTCGGTGGTCTTAAGATAGACCACCAAATCTTTTGGGATTAATATATCTGAAAGAGATACATCTGTCTTATGAAAGACAATTGGTTGAGTTATCATGAAGCATTATAAAATTACACATTCAACAAGTTTAACATTAACATCTTCATTTGTTTCTAATGCTATTGCAAATGAATTGCTAGTATCACCATATATGCCCTTACCATCTTGATTACAGATTAGTGGTTGTCCTTTACGAATTGGACCAACTACTTTAACTGGAACACGACCACGAAGTGCAATTGCTTGACCATCTGCTTCGTCATTCATTAAGAATGCTGGATTAGTAGAAATAACACCAAGAACTCTTTGTCCAGACTGCCATGTTTGAGTTGCTTCTGCATTACCATTGATTGCTACTGCCAATACAGTTCCTGCTTCATACTCTACATCAGTTGTATATTTTTCTGCCAAGTCAGCATATTGAGCAGTAGTTGCAGTTCCAAAAATAGTGCCGAAACGATTGCCAGTTTGACCGATATTACCAGAGCCATTAGTTCCTATTTTAAGAATCGCAGAAACCTCAGGAGTGCTTGATAATGCAATAGTAGGATTACCAGAAACCCCATCACCATTAGTTACTGTTATAGAAGTGCTACCTGCAACACTTCTTGTTACTGCCGTACCTGCAGAATCTTTAACAAATATTCCATGAGTAGTCACAGCAGAAAGTGCTGTTAAGTTATTGGAAAATGGTTGAACATCTGAACCAAGAACCAATCCAAGATTTGTTCTTGCTTGAGCAGCAGTGCTCGCACCAGTGCCACCATCAGCAATCGCTAAGTCTGTAATTCCAGCAATAGAACCACCAGTGATTGATACACTGTTAGATTCTTGAGTTGCCATAGTGCCCAAACCTAGATTTGTTCTAGCGTTTGCTGCAGTAGTAGCACCTGTTCCACCATTGTTTATTGCTACAGTACCATCCACATTGGTCGCATTACCAGAAACAGTTCCAGTTACATTACCTGTGAGGTTTCCTGTGACATTTCCAACTAGAGTTGCAGTAATAGTTCCTGCAGAGAAGTTACCAGAACTATCTCTGTGAACAACAGTATTTACCGTATTTGATGTTGAAGAGTTTCTACCATCTAGTAAATCAGCATCTATACCAGATCCTGATCCGTCAACAGTAAGAAGTTTAGTTAAAACATCTGCTGCAGTATAAGTTGCAGTATCTAGTTTAGTTCCAACCTCAGTGTTTAGATTGGTAAAATTAGCGTCTGCCTCTGCAATCGTAAGCGGACTGCCTTTAACTGATCGTAATACGATTACTGCCATTATCGTTCCTTATTAATAAGAGTAATAAGCAATTGCTTAATCTCTGACATATCTGATTCAATCTGTTTGATCTTATCAGCATTTTGTTTAATTTCTTCTTTTATCTGTTTATTAGCATTACGCTTTATCAGATAATTTTGATAGTCTGTTGTACTAGTATTTATTACAGCACCGCTAGTTAAATCTCTAACTAGACTATCACTATCTTGTATTTTAACAAATTCCATTATGCACACGCTATTACACGAAGGTCTTTAATTCTTGGCACTTCAGAAGAGTTAATTGACTTCATAACAATTTTTAATTGAACTGCATCAAAAGAATCAAGATTATTAGCAGAGTAACTTACATCATAAAATTGTTGACTTCCATTACTTGCGCTAACAATTGTTTCATCTGCAGTCATTAATGTATAATTAACATCTTCAAAGGAAGAAGTAGAACCAACAACTGCAGTTTTGTAGTAAACTTCAATAGTAGCATCAGATGGTTTATTTGCAGCAAAACGAACTCTTAAGAAGTTAGATGGATTTGCTAAAGTAACTTTTTTCGTTACATACTTACTGTATGTAGATGACTCTAATGGGGCTATTTCATCAACAAATCGTTCACGCTGAGTTAAGGTAGCATTACCAGTAATTGCATCAGGTGCTGTAGAGAAAGTGATAGAACTACCGTCTGAAGCTACAGCAGTAATCAAACGAGTGCTTGATCCAGAAGACGCACCAGCAATTGTTAAATATTTACCAACAGTTGCTGTTTTAAATTGAGCATTTCTAGTAGAAGTAGTAATTTGATTTCCTGAAACAGTAACACCAGAAAGAGCACTTAAAATAATATTATTATCAAGTCCTGCTACATTCATATTAGTTTCAGATGGACTATTTACTTTATTACTAAACACAATAGCACTAGTTCTATGAGTATCAATAATTGGAGATAGAGCATTGTTTGTAGTGCTCATAGTAACATTTAATGTTAATGATTTATTTCCACTTAACGAATTAGTTTCATTAATTTCAGAAGCAACCATTCTTGGTGATGTAAAGAAATTATTTTCATTGGCCAAAATGCCACTAAATGATGCATCTTGAACATATGCAGTTTGTGTAGTTGAATCTACAGACTTACCTGTAGTTGTTTTAATCCCAAAGTCTAGTGGAGTTTCGGAGAATCGTTGAACTTGAATCTGTGGTTGAATACCATCATACTGTAGATTTCGTGTAGCCTGTACAGAAGAACCACCAGCATATCCAGAAGCAGTTGCAGCAGTGGTAGTTACAGTAACAACATAAGAGTCTAAATCTACATCACTAATAACATGTGTTGTATTTAATTCTGCAGCTGGAATACCATTTACTGCTGCAGCTACACCACTTATAGTTACACGAGTACCAGATGGAACACCATGATCTTTGTGCCAGACACGAACTTTAGTTTGTCCAGCTCTAGTTTCAAAAGGATTTGAGTCTAGTGTTTGTTTAGGAATCACATCATTAACAAACTCTACATTGGCAATAACTGAAGTATCAAATTTTGCACGATATAAAACAAATTTTAAATCTTGCGTTTGATCAGCTGTCCAAGTAGAAGCGTTTTGTGATTTAAATAATGATCCAAGATATGGTTGTTCTGAAATTGTGCGAGCAGTTCCTGGCATTGTATCGCCGATCTGAGAAATCCACACTTTATAGTTATTTGAATCAGATGCTAGTACAATCGCATACTCTGTATTCTCTTGAACATATACAGGAGATGGGAAAACAAAAGATGTGGCAGTATCATATTTTGCTACAGAAACACCATCAAGTGTAACTGTATTGGCAGAAATATTAACTTGCTCTGGATTTAATTTAATACGAGAAAATGGCAATACTCGTTTTCCAGGATATCCATTTACGACCTCACGAATTTCTAATGTTACTGGAACATTAGCATCTTTAGTCGCAAAGAAAATATCTACCTTAGATAAGAAACATCCACCTTTTTGTTCAATTAAGAATGTTTGAGCAAGTGGATCCCACCATCCAGTATCACCAGCAACACGATCTGCAGTTTGTGTAATAACACGATTTTCTACTAATCGTTCTTCAACTAACTCAGCATTACGAACAGCATGAACAGTTTGTTGACGAGTTTCAAGCACACCCTCTGCACGATAATTCGCACGACCACGAGATGTAAAATCTCCAGTGGCAGTTGAAACATCAAGAAGTTTTAATTCACGAACACCAGTGCGGAATCTTAATGCATTTGTGTTTGGAATATTAAACAATAATTGTAAATTACCGTTAAAGTTTGATGTTAATGTTCCACCAAGAGATCCTGCTGTCACACTTCCGAATGTGCCTGTCTGAGTTGAAATAGAACCAGTCAATGTTTCACCAGAAGTAAATGTTCCTTGAATATTATGAACATATAATGCATATGCTACAGTGTCTGGATTATATTCTTTTCCAACAACTACAGCAGTAGCACCAGAACTAGATCCAGTAATTATGTCACCACGATTTAAACAGACTTGTGAATCTCCATTTATACGACGAGCGGTTGCAGCTGCTAAACCACCAACATTGGTAATATCATCAAACGCTTGATGAGTAGCTAATCTTGCTGCAGCAGTTGCTCCTGATGGAGTATAAACAATTTTTGCAGCAGGGGTGCAGTAATCACCAACAGAAATCTCATCAAAGTATGGATAAAAGCGAGTATTTGGTTTTAAACCTTTAACTTGTATTAATATATTTCGTGAACGAATATATGGTAGAGCAGCAGTAGATAAAACACGATCTGCAACTACTTGTCTATCAATTTTAGTAACTAGATTAGTTTTAACACCAGTTCTAGATTGTCCCAATTCACGAGCAACTTGTGTAACTGTAATCTGACGAGCATTGGTATGAGCACCCTCATTTGCAGCAGCACCAAAACGACGATTAAATTCTTCAACACTTAGTCGAACATCCCCTTGACCAGATGCCCAATTAGTTCCAGTTGTGAATCTTACATTTCCTGTATTTCTTGGTGCACCAGTCCAATTGGTTTGCCATGCATTCCAAACTGTACCCAAAACACCAGCTTTTTCAGCGATGTCTTTAATTGTGCTATAGTTACCCTCAACA